GAACCTGACCTTCCAGGATGGTGGCGGTGCATATCCCGCAACTGCTTACGTGATTTATCGTAGCACTGTTAATCCTAACACTGCTATTGGTGTAACACAACTGTATCCTATCTTCACTGTTGCAGTGAGTGATTTGTCTGCCGGTTATGACGGTGCTGCTGCAGGTAGCGTATGGGACAGGAATCGCTATATCTCCAATACTGAACAGGCATTAGTTTGTGAAATGAACGATCAGATACTTTCGTTTAAACAGCTGGCTCCTCTGATGAAGATGGACTTGGCTGTACTGAGTCCTTCGACTCGTTTCATGGTGTTATTGTACGGAACTCCAATCCTGTACGCAGGATTGAAAGTGACCCGTATTATAAACATCGGAAGTATTCTTGTTTCACCGACTCCCTAATTTGGTGAACCTTATGAATTAAGGTTAGATAATTCATTATCTCAAGCAAACCCTCATGCAGAGGGTTTGCTTATTTAAAGTAAAAAAAAATGATTTTAGTTCTTATTATATTGAGTATATTTATAGCTGTATTAATAACCATTAAATAAAAATCGTATGTTGATAAAAACCATTGAATCTCGTTCGAACCGTCAATATAATTATTTCGGTTCTGTAGTATCCTTTAATTCTGAAGGTGTTGCTGAAGTTCCTGATGCCATTGGTCATCGTATTGTAAAGGAAGATAGTCGTGTGAAATATTACGTTGCTCCTGAAGTTAATGATGGGAAATATCCTGATGTAGAATTAGGTGTTCCGAATATCACTTCTAATAATGAATATATCAATCAACTTAAAAAGTATAATCTACCACAACTCAAGGAACTGGCGGTGGAAGCAGGTATTCCTGAATTTGAGATACCTTCGAGTAAAGGCGAGATAATAATCTTACTTGCTTCAAAACTGAAATAACCTATTGGATTCTATTCAAGGAGATTTCTGGGCATTAAAATCAGAGAGTAATACTCAATACGTTGTTAAAATTGACTGAAATTTGTTCTACAATAATTTTAAATTTGATAAAGTAGTTTAAATGGCGACACTAACTTTGGCTTCGAAATATAAAAGAGGGACAACAGACTGGTTAGCGTTGAGTCCAAGTGAATTGCGTGATTTATATTTTTACGGGATTCATTTAACTGCTAAGGACGGGACGACTATTAGTGATTCTACTTATGATACAATCATCTCTTCAGCTCAAAAGAAGATAGAAGCGATGTTTGCTATTAAGTTGACACCACAGATAATACAGGAATCTATATCATTTTATCGTGATGACTTTGAGGCTTTCGGCTATGTGCGGTCATCATATCCAATAGTACAATGTTTTAAGCTGGATGGGTATGTAGGCACGATAAAGCAAATTGATTATCCGGTGGAATGGTTGAGTATAAGGGCAAGTGGTGACGGAGAAACATTCTATCGTCAATTGTACTTGGTTCCAAATCAGGGTGCTGCTCAATCAGGTTCGCTGGTCTATAATGGTATAGTTCCATATCTTGGAATCCTGGGATACTCGATTCTTCCTAATTATTGGCAGTTCACTTACTGTACAGGATACAGTAAACTTCCGTATGACCTTCTTGACCTTATCGGTAAAATGGCTGCAGTGGATGTATTTGCCATAGCTGGTGATTTGATACTTAATCCTGGAATCTCATCTCAGTCATTGGGTATTGACGGACTTAGCCAGTCAGCTTCGATTTCATCAGGGTCAGCATTTCAAAATAGGATTAAACAGTACCAAAAGGATATTGATGAACAAACCAAAATTCTGAGGAGTAAGTATAAAGGAATAACAATGCTATCATTATAATCAATGAGCAAAGTAATTACACAAGAAGCTTCTATTAGTAATGTATTTCAACCACGTGTTGAATTTGATAGACATGGTTTTGGTTCTGCGGTCTGGGAAAAGGGATATAATGTAACTATTGAAAGTAATGTGCTCTGTCCCTGTAGAGGAATTTCGTCACCACAGCTTGCAACGTGTCAGAACTGTTTGGGTACAGGGTTCGTATTTTTGGGAGCCTATCAAACTAAGATGTTGCTCATGTCCCTTAATGCAAATACAAAGTATCGTGAATGGTCTAAAGAAAATATAGGAACTGTTTCTGTTACAGCATTGGTACGTGATTATCTTTGTTTCATGGACAGGATTACAGTCCTTGATAGCTTGGCAACTCAAAGTGAGACTGTATTTATGAAGAATTACAATGGACAGTCGTACTGTTACACGATATATCCTATCATTAACATAATAGATATGTTCATCTTCATAAATGAGAATACAGCCCTAAAGAGACTTTTACTTAATACGGATTATACAATTATTGGGAATAAAATTTTGTTTACTTCCTTGTATCCTAATGACATTACAATTTCAATACGTTACAAACATAATCTCCAGTATCACATTATAGACGTCGTTCATGATGTAAGGAATAGTCCAATAACACAGGAAAGTGGTGTTAAGGTGACTGAATTATTCCCTGTCAATGCAGTAGCGAGACGCAGTCACTATGTACTGGATGCTTTGAACTTTGTCGGAAATAACTTAATATTGAATACATAGATGGAACCTTTCAATATAGATGTTACAGTGATGTCAAAGGAATTGGGATTGAGTCAGCAAGAGTCAAGCCAGTTGATAGGAGAGGTATTGGATGGTATCACTAATGAATTTGAAAGATTGCTAATTGAGGAAGCTAAGATAGAATTACATTCAACGAGGAACATATATATTGAAGGTATTTATAAAAAGAAGAATTCTCTCAAGGAGTCTGAGGTTGGATTAGTTGGTCAACTTCCTAATATGATAGAGTTAGGCTCTGACCCATTTGATATGAAGGATGGGTTCAGTAAATCATCTAAGAAGCACATGAAGAAGTCTGGCGAAGGATGGTATTTAACTATCCCTTTCAGATATGCTAATCCTGCCGCATTAGGAGAATCATCTGCTTTTATGGAAGTGATGCCTACAGCTATTCATAATGTCATGAGACAGGGGATAAATGAAAATCCTGAGTTTCAGTTAGTGAAGTCTGGAATTCCTAAGCAGTATCAGATTCCAACTGTTCGTCAGGCAGTAACTGATTATAAGGGTGATTTCCGAGAAACTTACACCAGTAAGAGCACCAAGTATGAAGGCATGGTGAAAAGTGATATGACATCACATTCATCATATACAACGTTCCGTCGAGTTAGTGACCTGAGTGACCCGAATAGTTGGATTAATACAGGTATAGAGGCCAGACACCTCGCAGATACGGCAGCTGGGAAATTAGAAACCGATCTTGAAAGGTTTGTTTGGGGAATTGCAGATGAATTCATAGGAGGACAATAAATGCTGATTTTACCAGAGATAAAGCTCAAGAAACTTTTGGATGGATTTTTAGGATTAATTCAAGCCAACTTCAATACAGAAACAGACCCTACAAAAACTTTCATTTATCAGTTATTTAATGGGAACGTTGTAGATGGATATGATTTCTATCATCAAGCACAGAAGATACTTCTGAGGAATCCTGATGATCCAAGAATGCTTATGGTACGTACGTTCTTTGACCGTACGAGAGCCGGCATACCGACTATTCATATTAATCTTCCAGCCCAATCTCCAATCGGAGATGGTATAGGATTTGACCCTAATTATGATAGTGGTGTTATATGGGATGATGAGAATGAACAATTTGAACAAACCAGTACACGTACATTTGGAAGTAAGTATAATATCATAATAACGTCAGATAATCAATTTGAAGTATTAATTATATTTTATGCTTTACAGTGTGTTATGATTGCTAATCATCCTACATTAGAACTTAATGGACTGAGAAATCCTAAGTTCGGTGCACAGGATTTAATGCTTAAGGATGATAATATACCTAACTTGTTTGCTCGCACATTGAGTTTTGACATGATTAATGAGGTGACAGTTCCTGATCTTGTATGGACTGCATTCTATAATGAGATAGTATTTTACAGCGGAATTCACTATGGAGCTATATATTCATATGGATATGGTGATTGTGACTTAGGATTTAATAATATATAACGGAATTATTATGAAAAAGCAAGAGACATCAATAGGCGGTGGAAATTTTGAAGACGACGGTAGAGTTAGATTGGGCTCTCGTGAGTTTTGTAGACTTTATGTAGCGAATCCACGGGTCGAATTCTATATTAATAGAATGTTATCAGATAAGAAACGGACAGTCGAAGAATGGTTGAAAATCGCTAAAGAACAGAATTTAGAAATAAAAGATATCTAAATTTTTTTTTAATGCGAAAAGTTAGTATATTTAAACCTTGAAAAATCGTAAAAATTGATATCGGTGCTATGAATAATCTATCATAATGGCACAAACATTTGTATTTAATGGCCAGAAAGTAGTTCTTCCAGGAGTTTATTCAGATATATCTGGTGGCAATCAGAGCACACCATTAGTAAGTGCGACAGGTAATGTATTGATAATTGATACAGGATTGGAACCTGGAGCTGGTGGTGGTTCATATGGTGGAGGAGCTGGTATCCTTGGCACCAGTACTCAAGGTAAAAAATCAGTTTATAAATTTGATAATATCACTGACTTCCGTTCTTTTGTAAAGGGTGGATACTGGTGGTTGCTCGCTGATCCATTATTTAATCCGGATTTGGGTGTTGATGGAGTAGCGACAATATTTTATACTCGTGCTGCAACGACCACTCCTGCGACATTAACCTTTTCACCGAAGGGTGGAGGGTATGCAGGTGGAACGATTGTAATTAATACATTTGATGAAGGATTGATAGCAAATGGTGCACAGGTATTGAATGGTACAAATGAAGTCCTTTCAAAAGGATATGCGTTCACCTTGTCTCCAGGAGTTGTCAATACAAGTAAATATATATTGTCGTTCTGGCAGGGGACCTTTAAAGGTATTCCACCTGCTTCAATTAACAGTGATGGTTTACCTTATGATGGTATAGCTGCAAATATGACTAATCCTTTATTGGTTGCTAAATCAATAGAATTTAGTGGTATCACTGACTTGCTGGCTTGGATGCAGACTGACCCGAATTTCAATACGTATTTCATCGTTCAATCAAGTTCAATCACTGGAACTGGGTTACTTGCATCAACTGACTTAGTATTATACTCCGGAAATACATTAGCGGTTGGTGGTACTGAAACTTTCAACACTGCTGGTATAAATGCTGTTCTCGATGCCGTCACGAACCTTGGATATAACTTCATCTTGTCTGATCAGTACGGAAATAATGCTGCTGGTGTGACCAATTTCATGTATCTCAGTCATATATTGAACCAGGCAAAATTCATGAAATTCCTTTGGGTCGGTGGAGGATTTGACAGTGCTCACTTTAATCTCAATTCTCTCGGACAATTAGTGACTTACAGTTCAGCAGATTCAGTTTATAAATTGAACTCGGAACGTGTAGTGGTCGTTCATGGTGGGGTACAAAAGAATTCAAATCTTACAGGAGTAGGATATCGAGTGTGGGATCAGTTATATAAGACAGCGATATGCTTGGGACGTACTTGTGGACTCGCACCTCAAGTTCCTTCAACTTTCAAAACTATTGCAATTGATGGTGAGGTTCATTTACTTTTACCAAAAGAGATGGAGCAGTCTGTTGAAATCGGTATCTTTGCAACCTATTATGACGATGACTTTCAGAAGTTTATCATTCTTGATGACGTGAATTCATTACAGTTGAGTCAGAATGATATAAATCCCGATGGAACATCATATATAGTACAGCTCACCCGTATCTCTGCTGCATTGAACAATGGATTTATTGTCGATGGAAAGAAGGAATTATTTAGTAACCCCAGTGGTACTAATCGAAACACCCTTTCTACTGCTTATATTCGTGATTGGACAATAGGTAAGTTGAAATCAGTAACTGCAAATCCGTTGGTTGATAACCTGATATTATCATTTACTCAGCCTGTTGTCACGGTTGTTGGAACTGCATATTTCGTTCAGTACGGATTCTATCCTAATGAAGAAGTCGATCAAATTTTCATGACAGGATTTATGTTATCATAAAAATTGGTAAAGTATTAAAAATAAAGAAATGGCAACAAAGACATTAACGGCACCCCTCGCAATAATTGAGATTGGTGGTCAAGCAATAGGCAAAATGAAGACCTTCAGGGCAACTGAGAATATAGGTCGTGGTGATGTACGTGGTATCGGCACCTTAATAGCGAGTGAGAAACCTCCTCTGAATATTAATTGCTCGTTCACAGCTTCAAGTTATTTTATTGACTTTACTAAGTTAGGTACAATTCCTAATCCCTTTATAAATCGTACAGTAAATAACAGCGTGGAGGATTTTCAGAATACTTTACTGCTGACTGAGAGCGGTGTCAATATTCATCTTTATCGTAAGATAATTGAGGAACAAGACCAGACGACCGGAGTTGTCACTCAGGTAGGTAAGGAAAAAATAGGTGTCATCTATAATGCATTTATGGATAGTCAGTCATTTGATATAACAGAAGGACAAATCAGTGGAAGTGATATGTCAGGTACATATCTCGACCCGATACTGTTCTAAAAATTGTAAGTATTATCGTCGTAAAAATAAAGAATGTTATGGAATTACAGAGAACAATCACTTTAAAAGTTAAGGGAAACGAATACGTTGTAAGTTATCCAACTGTTGGACAGTTTATGCGTCTTGAAGCATTGAAGCAACAGCTCACTGGTGGTCAGTATGGTACTATGGCTTCATCTAATTTAGTAGCACAGTACGATGCCTTGGAGTTTGTTGATATCGTTGCTAACTTGACAGTGCTCATTCCTCAGGTTCAAAAAGATTTGAACAAGGTATCATTTGAGGATATTGATGCTTTGGATTTTGCTGAAATCCGCACCGAGTATCGGGAAAAGTTTATGCCCTGGATGACGGCTTGGTATCAAGCACTTCAGAATGTAGGAAAGAAAACTGATGAGCCGACCAAGTAAACATATAGTGCTATGCTTAAAAGCATCGAAGCTGATGACATAAAGAGATATGTCGTTGATTGGAATATAAGATTCCCTATGGATAGATGGTGGCGAGATAAGCACAAGGTGGCTTTCAATTCCATGATTCATAGGGAATCTTGCTTTATAGACCAGTGTGTAGAGTTCGAGGAAGATTATATGTACTTTGAAATACGTGAAGAGGAATTAAGGCTTCTTTCTGTGAAGGAAGAAGCTGGTGAGGATTTTTCAATCAAAAACACCTCTTATAAGGCTGGTAAAGGAAATTGGTTAAATAGAACTGTTATTAGTAATAAGCAAGCTACTGAGCAGTTTGAAAAATTAAAACTTGATAATTTCAAATTCTAATGGCAGATAGAGAGTTCAAAATAAAGTTCAGTGTAGATGATGCTAATTTTGCTCAAGGTACAGATAAAGTATCCAAGCAGGTTGGTAAGATGTATGCGGATTTCGTTCAGTTTGCAAAACAATACGGGACATCATCTAAAGATATGATGAAGATAGTTGAGGAGCAAGTTATTTCTCATCAACGTAAATTGACTCAAGACCTGAAAGCATCTCTAATGATTGAGAAGAACTTACTTCAATCAGGTCAACAGACCCCTCAACAGTATAAGAAAAACGTCGCAGGTATTCAAGGTGAATTTGCTGCATCTGGTATGGAAGCTAATATTCTGCGTGAATTTTTTGAAAGGGATAAAACAAATAATAAAGAAAAGATATATCAGGAGAGACTTGAAAAGAATGATGAGCGTGCAAAGCAACGCATAGATCGTCAAGAAGATAAATCAGAAAATGAAAAGGATAGTCAACAAAAAGAAAAGGATAAACAGTATAATGATCGTTTTCTCAGGACGATAGGTGATTTGCAAAATACTACCTTGACTGTAATGAGAGCTCCAAATATATATTCAGGTGCTGCTTCTGCTATTCCAACGATGACTTCTATGTTTACAGGAAATCCACTTATTAATGTTGCTGCTGCCTTAATATCAGGTTCTGCTGAGCAAGTATTTAAGAATTCGAGCGAACTACAACAAGCACAGGCTGAATATTATGGTGTTACTGGAGGGATGAGGAATACAGGTATGACACCTGTTGAAGATATAGGTTATTCATATTTGAATAAAAAAGGGAAAAAAGTTCCAGGTAGAAGAAGATCTCTTGATCTTAGTACGAGTAATGCTGAAGGTGCGAGACAGGATAATCTTAATACTATGGGCGGAATGGGAATGACTTATACAGAATCATATCAGTTAGCAAAAGAATATTCAAAGGCAGCAGGTCATGATGATCCTATTATGAGAGGAGCTTTAAAGACAGCCGAATTGATACATGGTGGTGGAATTGATCAAGGTCAGGCACTTGAAATGACTAAGTTATTAAGAGGTAGTGGTGTATCGGCAGCTGCTGTGGCAGGAAGATTGCAATCTGGCAGTGGTATGGGTAATGATAGGAGTCAGCTTTCTGAATATATGCAGATAATGATAAATCTGAGTCAGAAGCAGCTTGAGGAAACAACACACGTCAATCAGGGTGTTAATACACATATGATTAAGGCAATCAAGGATTCTGTAGGTATATCAAATCCTGTAGTATTGGGTCAGGCAGTTCAAGGATTATATTCAGGTCTAAATCAGTCAGGGAATAGTCAGGTACAAGCTCTACAGTTTGGTGTATTAAGTTCAATGATGCCAGGACAAAGTCTATTCCAGTATCGTAAGATAATGGAGGATCCCTTCTCTCCTGCGAATCAACAGTACCTTCCAGATATGTTGAAGACAATGAAAGGTATAACTGGTGGAGGTGATCGTTATTCTGATATGATTAGCCAAGTATTTTTTGGTGGTAAGGAACTTGATTTATCTGAAAGAATAGCTAAATCTTCTCCAAATAAATTTATCTCTATATTGTCTGGTGCTGAAGGAGGAGTTGATTTCTTAGGAGAAGCAGCAGTTGGTAAGGGTACATCGAAATATAAGAGATTAAATGCACAAATGTCAAATTTTTGGTCTACACCTGGGATCATTGATAGTATTGTAACGAAACTTGACCAGCATTTTAATACAGCAGAAGGCACTTACGAGAAGACAGAAGAGAATCAGGTTAAGGCAATACAGATTCAGATGGAGATAAA